CGTATTTGTACCTGTATGAAAAGTAAAGAAACCTTTCCTCTAGATTATTAGACTCTATAAGTTCTGACTCTATAGGGTATATTGCTGGGGCCTTTAGAGGTGGTCTTAATACCACATCTATGTCTATATCAATTCTACTATCATTTATAGAGTACTGCTTTGACCTAGATATGTTTATCTTTCTAGGAGGGTTAAGGTTATCTGTCCAAAATAATAGAGCACCGTCATTCTTATGTCCTGGTATATAGTTGACACCAGTGATTAGATATTCCTGACTAAAGTTTAACTGACTAGAGTTACCTCCAGTTTTGGTAGAAAGTAATACCTGTGTGGTAGTGTTGTCAATCTCATTATACTCAAATATGGCGTCATAGTTATCTGATGATATAAACCAGTATATGAGGTTAAGTGGTTCGTATGCTATTGCACCTATAACCCTAGAGTTAAGTGTGTTTATAGCTGGAACATACCCTGACAATAATGCCTGTACGTCTCCTATCTTAATGTTACCCAGAGAGTTTGATATAGATCCTATATTAGATCCCTCAGACGTGTCTATACTTATGTTGAGTGCATCAGAATACTGACCTCCAGACAGAAGCCTTTGATCAAGATCCTTGTTCATCTTCCCTCCCAGGAATGTCTTCTTTAATTCCATACTTACTTAATCCATTTATCTCTACCTCTAAGGCTCATTAGAAGCCTAGACGGGTGTAGATTACTTAGTCTAATCTTTGTATTTCTTAGGGCGGCTGTCTTCTCCTTACGTGCCCTCATGATAACATACTCCTGTATGCCTGTCTTATTGTTCAATAAGGCCCACTTTAGGTATGCGTAAAGATATTCCTCAGCCATCTTATTTATAGTGATCTTACTGTCGTCTCCGTTCTCCATTCCGTCAGAAACGTACTCAAGTACGATATGTTTGTTCTCTATACCTGAAGAAAAATCAATCACACCAGCGGCCTTGTTTATTGAAAACCTTGGATTGTTGTTTGCATTCTCTGTGTCCATACCATAACGTCCACCCATCCTGTAACCAAAGTACCAGTCACCGTTGTAGTTATATCCATCACATCCGTTATATACTCCACCACCAACATAAAGACTCTTCTGCTGTCTTAGTATGTCTACCTTTGAATCTCCAGTTACAATCTCACCATCAGAATCAAAAAGTATGTCCAGGTTATTGTCCTGTAGATATCCAGTTGCAGACATAGGCTGTCTATTCTCAGTCAATGGTAAAAGTACATTTCCACTAAGTACAGATATACGTACATAGTTTACATAGTCAGGAGGCATAACCATCTTAAGCTGATCCCCCATCTCCTGCTCTATGACCTTTATATTTCTTAGTGCGTCATAGTTCAGCTCCTGTATGGCTCTCTTTGCATGAAATATTATAGCGTACCTATCCACATTATTTACAAGCTTATCATTACCCACATACATGAGCATGAAGTTGTTTATGATATCAGAAAGAGAAACATACTGGTACTCTCCATGATTTAGGTCTGTAGGTATCACACCCCCGTTTGTGTAGTATTGGTAGTTAGTTATGTATGCCATCTTTATTGTTTTTGTTGTGCATCCTGAAGTTCTTCAGATTTAGCTGCCTGAACAATGTCAGCCTCTCTGATAGATATTCCTGAGTACTGTAGTATCTTTATAACAAGGTTTGCAAAGTCACTCTTAGGAAGCTCAAAGTCTTGGTAGTCAGATGCAGATCCATCAAACATAGGATCAGTCCCAGCACTTAGTTGAACATATGTCCATTTTGGATCCACTGGATACCTCACATATCCCATGGATACGTTTGAAGTTATCGTGTTTGGGTATACTGAAAATCCTGTTTCGTTCATGGTGTATACTGGGTATGCTACCGTAGGTGCCGTTAGGTTTGAGGACGTAAGTTTTAAAACCTTATTCTGACTTACCTTCTCAACCTCAACAGACGTGTTATATATAAGCTTATCCACAAAATAGTAGTCTGTGGGTGGTGTGAACTCAGATCCTGTGTGTGTGAGTGATGATAGTTTATAGAACGTATCTATCACGTCCGCTATCTTTTTAGGAATGTCTGAATATCCCTCTCCATGTAGCCTTGCGTTCTGCTTGACTATTGATGTGCTGTATGAGTATATATACTGCTCGAATATCTCAAGCTGTGCCTGCTTTGCAAACAGGTTGAACTCAAAAGGGGTTATATATCCCCTGTTCTCCTTGCTGATTATAGACAGTACAGTATTTCTTACTTGATTGATCATCTATCTAGTTTTAACAAAGATAAATAAAAAAAGGCACTTCGATTAAAAAGTGCCTTTGATGAATTAAGTGATATTACTTTTACGCAATAACGATTCCGCTTACTGCCTTTGAAGGATCTACGTTAGTTACAACATTATGCCATACAGACTGATGTGCATCAACAACTGCATTCTGAATAACGTCTCTCATCTCCTCAGATCCAGCAGCAACTGCTGCATGAGTAATTGTTAAAACGTCTTGAGCTGCAGCACCACCATAAACTACTGTTACCGTAGTTGGAGATGCCTGCTTGATGATTTTAATGTCATCAGCAGAAACTAATTGATTCCCTTCATTTGTTACAGGAATAGATAAAAACTTTGCCATTGTTAAAAAATTTAATGGGTTAATAATACCACAAATATACTAATTCTCAGATATCTTTTCATCTAAGAACTTGAACAGCTCAAGCCCATCATTAGACTGAAGGTATGATGACAATGTATACAACGGATCCTCTCCAAATGGTACAGTCATTAACTTCTTCTTGTTCTCTTTCAAGTTAAAGTATATATCCTTTTTATTGTTTCTGAATGATAGGTATCCGTCAGATAAAGCTCTTGCTGCTATATTGTTAACACGTAGAGATGGATCATTAACAGTGTCCATAAAATCTTGTGGATATCTTTTTGCATATATCATGATATCTCTCTTTACCTCAGCTACAGTCATAGAGGATGATCTTGATCCAAGAAGAACGCTTGCAACAGCCTCCATGGTTGTCCAGTCTAAATCTCTTGCAGCAAGCTGTGCATCAAGTTCGCTGTACATAAAGTCAACATCCTCCTGTGCATCCTTCTCATTATCAAACTCATAAAATTCTACACCGTTTTCTGGGTGGTAGTGTAAAAATTCTTGAAGTACAGGATTTGATTTTGGAACCCTTAGTACACCATCTTCAAAAACAACAGGCTCAATGATCACATTGCTGTCCTGCTCATCCATGAATGGAGTATTTGCATTACGTGCATATCGAAGAGGTCTATTCATATTATTTTCCTCATCGTAGTACAGTAGTCTTTTTCTTGGTGTATCCTTAGAAGCAATAAAGTATGATAACGGTTGCTTCTCTCCCTTTAATAGATATATTCTATCCTTAGGCTCTAGTATTGATTTTCTTTTTTTCATTTTATTTTAATTAAATTTTAATAAAAACCAGGGGCCGAAACCCCTGGTATATAAATAGTCTTGTATTATCCTTTAAACAATACGAAGTTATTAGCTCCCATAACACAAAGTGCTCTTTCTGACAAGAAGTTCACCTGCATTTTGTCGATGTCGTTAGTCATCGCACCACCTGCAGAACCTGTCATCCAAGTTTTGTATCGACGATCTTCAGCCTCAGAAGCTCTGTAACGTACATGTAAGAATGGACGTTTAGCGTTCTTACCAAGAACTTGATCGTAAACTGTAGTTGTACCAGCAGGTACAAGTACACCGTTGATAGCTCCACCAACTAGACCTCCACGAAGCGTAGCATCGTTTAAGTATTTCCAGTCAGTCTTGTAAAACTCATAACCTCTCTTGAATCCAGAGAATCCTAGGTTAAGTGCCATCTCCTCAGAGTTGTCAAACAATCCGTAAGATGTACCACCAGCTCCGTAAGAGTTTTGAGCAGCTAACATGTCGTCAATATCGAAAGAGAACTGACGGTTTAAGAACAATACGTTCTCAGCGATAGCACCCTGCTTGTCAAGACGTTGAATGATTGTATCAAAGTCTGCCAATGCAGCTGGGTTACCACCTGACCATACGTTACCTCTATCCTCAATAGTATCAAACATACCCTGAGTACCAGCATTAACAACACCAGCGGCAGAGTTGTCAGACAACTCATTCTCAGCAGCAGAACCTGTCGCAGCAGGAACACCTTCAACCATAGCCATCTCTAAGTAATCCTCGAATCGTAGACGAGTCTCGTGCTCTGACTTTAAGTACCAAAGGTATCCAGTCGCACCATTTTCAGTTGTAACCTCAACCCATCCAACTTGAGCCATGTCAGATCCTGACACTTCATAGTTGTCTTTGATGATGATTGGCTTACACTCGAAGATATCATCCTCAGCCTCTAAAGATCCATCCATACCTGCTGTTCCTTTCTTGAACTCAGAACCGTAAACGAATGCAGTTACAGTGTTAGATCCAAATGGATTAGATGCTTCAACACTGTAGTAAGCTACATCAAATGTAGATCCATCAGTTGCAACTGCAGTAACTAAACCTTTTTTAGCTACAGATGAACTCTCGTCAGACAATAAAACTGTCTGATTAACTCTAAATACACATGCACCAGATGCAAGAGTGAATGTTTGAACACCTGCACTGAAAGCACCAGGAGTTAATCCTTGGTATTTAGTATGTAAACGTCCCTGCTCTGCCCACTTGATTAAGTCAGAGTTAGTAGGAAGTTCTGCACCGACCATTCTCAAGAATGATGAGATTGATCTGTTTCCATATCGCTCAAATTCAGCTTCATAAGTATCTGGAAGATACTGATTTAAGAAGTCGAAATTGGTGATGTAATTTGTAGGCAATGTTGCCTTAACTGAGCTAGGTGTAATCGATACTCCTGGGCTCGTTTGTAATGATCCAGCCATTTTTTCTAATTTTTACGTTTTTTAATAATTAATCTATTGCTACGATCTGCGTCTATGTTTCTGACCTGAAACCCTTCCTTAGGGGCAACCTTTGTGGACTGACGAGTCATGTCAATATTTTTAGACTCCTTAGCCACATCGCCTACCGCATCTGCCATACCCTTATCATAGAAATATTTGGCAAACTTTTCAGGGTTTGAAGCCACAGCTATAGAACGATGAAATCCCTCATAGTCCTCAATCGATCCGTCCTCACCTGTAAACTTATTAACAAAGTTATTAAGGTCAGACTGTTCGTTGAGTAAGGTCTTGCTATCAGCTGGCTTGTATACAACCTTATTATCTTCTGATATGTTGAACCCGAAACCTTCGAAGTTCTCAGAGAATAATTCACTTGTCTTACTTGTAAATTTTTTAGCCCTCTCAGCAAATATCTGCTCGTTTTGCAGTCGCTGCTCTTTTGTTTTCTTGTAGCTATTGAAGCTCTCTCTCTCCTCCTCTGGAACAAAGGAATCCCTTGACTCAAGTGGAACCTTGTACTGTTCTTTTAAAGAATTAAAATATTCTCTAGCCTTAACAAGCTCTTTCTTCTTCGCTACCTTCTTGGACTTGATCTCTCTCTCTTCGTCAAGATCTTCATCATAAGAAAACTTGTCTTCTATCTCAAAGCTTACATCCTCAGGATCCAATCCCTTGTTCTGCTCTAAGTAGTAGTCAAGTAGTAGCTGGTCGTCATTAACGTCATCATAATTTTTGTTAATCTTTATGAAGTCATTCATACCACGACCTGTCTCTTTCTTGTACTTCAGGAATGATGACACATCCTCAGGTAGCTCCTCGTTAGCATTACGCTGTTCGAACAACTCATCCAAGGAATTTATCTCCCTGTCGTACCTCTTACCAATATATGAAAGAACGTCACCGTCATTTAAGGACGGCTCTTGTGCTTCGCCTTGCGGCTGTATATCTTCTTGCTCTTGTGAGGCGGAGGAACCCTCAGGGCTTTCTTCCATTCCTGCATCGTTAGCTTCGTTGTTTTCATTCTCTGCCTTTTCTAAGAGATCTCTTTCGATCTCCTGAGCTGACTTTTCTTCAAAGTCAACAGCCCTTACTTTAAATTCTTCTGCCATTTTATTATATTTTATTTATTCACAAAGTTAAGTAATATTTTTGTATCCTATTTAGGACCAAATGATTCTAAGTCAAAACCATCCAACGTATCCTCCGTGCTCTCAAAATTTTGTGGAGGTAGGTTGTTTTTTCTTTGATTTATAAGCTTAGACTGCTCACTGTTTTGCTGACTTATTCTTTCAGACTTGCCTTTCTCTCTGTTGTCCTCTCTCTTCATCAATGACTCAGCCTCTATTCCCTTAAGCTGCATGTTGTACTGGAACTCCAGGTCCATTAGGTATCTCTTTGCC